CCTGTGATGAATGGCATTTCTTCACTGTTCATTTCTCTTCACCTCTATCCATTCTGCCGGACCTGCGTATTCCTTAACCGTGACAAGCACCTCAAGGAATTCAGGCCAGTGCTGTTTGAGTTTTTCGGCTAACTCGCGCTTTTGGGCTGCTGTGCGGTAGATCATTCAGGCCAATCAATCGGCTTTGCTTTTTCTCTTTCCTCAAGTTCCTTGATTCTTTCCTGTGCCGCCTCTAGTTCGATTGTCAATCGGTCAATCTCTAACGACATGCTACGACTGAATAATAGTTCTTTTATGATGTTCATGCAAGTCTCCTGGATTTTGCTTGTTTGATATTCCTGTGCTGAATGTACTTTTTCACCTCTTCGTCTGGAGCAATCGCCATGACTCCGACTTTCTTTGCAGGCCATACACCAAACTTCTCGCGGTAGATGTGATCTGCAGCGCCATCCTTCCAGCCTTTGCCCCTGACATAACCGAGAAGCATTGAATGCCACCTGCGCTTATCATCCATGCTCACCCTGTCGAGTTTCTTCATCTCGCCTTTGACCGCTTCGACCTTTGGCATAACCTCCGGCTTGTGTCCACAAACAGGACAGATGAATGATGTACTCAGGGCTTTGCACTTCTCGCATGGGGTAGGCAAAACTTCCTTAACCTCTCGCTCTTTCGCTTCTTGCGTCCCCTTCTCGCCATTACAGAGATATTCAGGCAGTTGGTCTGTTGGGAATCCGAGCCGCTCAATATTGCCACCATGATCAAGAATAATGGCATCTTCATGCGACTTGCGTAATACACGGCCAATCATCTGGATGTGCAGCATGAGCGATTTCGTTGGCCTTGCAAGGATCAGGCATGTCGTGTGTGGTGAGTCGTAACCCTTTGTCAGAATCCCGACATTACACAGCACCTTGATTTCACCGTCCTCATGCTGTGCAATAATCGCGTCCCTTTCTTCTGCCTCGGTGTATGCGTCAATACTCGCAGCGGGTACGCCGTTTGCCCTGAATTCATCGACAAGGCTCTCACTGTGCGCAATGGATGCCGTAAAGCAAATGGTCTGCCGATCCTCACCAAGTCGCAGCCAGGTATCAACCACATCTCCGATGATCTTTGTTTTCGTCACCCGCTCGGCAAGCTGCTTCTGGTTGTAATCACCACCGACCGTTTTCACACCTTTCAGGTCAATTTCCTGACCGCCATACGCAACATAGTCGGATAAATACCCCTGCTCAATAAGCCCTTGTGTTGTCTCCACCACCACAAGATCGTCGAATATCTTTCCAAGCCCCTTAGTCCATGGAGTCGCTGACAGTCCAATCACGGGGATTTCTGCATATTTCTCTTCGAGCAATTTGACAAACGACTGATACACCGCATGGCATTCATCGACAATAATCAAATCAGGCTTGGCGATAACATCCCTGCGGGAAAGCGTTTGGACAGAGCACAGTTGTAATTTCTTCCACTCACAGTTACGCCAGTGGTCAGCTTGTATAATTCCATGATCAAGATTGTGCTTGTCAAAAACTTTACTGGTTTGGTCAATCAGCGTAATCCTGTCCACCACGAAGAAAACGCGCCGCCCCTTCTCAAGTGCAGATTTAATCACGTCAACCGCCATCATGGTCTTGCCCGCACCAGTCACCGCCTGGAGAATGGGGCGTTTCTTTCCCGTAGCAAACGAGCCTCTCAGGGCTTGTATCGCATTCTGCTGGTATTCACGCAGTTGATATGTCATGCCGCACCCCCGAAATAAGCAATCACGTCATCAATCCTTCTGTGTGAGCAATGATTATGTGAGCACTGAAACTGAGGCCACTCGCCTTCCCAGATCACCGTGTCTGTTTTTCCTGTCTCGGAATGCTCGCTTGACCATGGACATTCTACCCAATGCTTGCCGCTCTCAACTTCCTCAATGTACATCCCATGCCGGGAGAATTGACCGACAATATCCCAATTCTTGACATACTTGCCAGGATTGCCTTCCTTCTCAGGCTTAGCCCATACCCGCTTTGCCTTGGGAGGGGTAATCCGCTCGGCAAGATCAAGAATCACCGCACCATCGGTAATCAGGTCACTATTCACGCAGGAGGATCGCCTGCGAGCCTTACGGTTTGTCGTACCCAACGCTCTGGCTATCCTTGCCGGATTCTTCACAGTCACATCGAAACTCACGGTATCTGTGCTAAATCTTTTTTCAAGCCCAGCATACAATCCGCGCAGTTTTGGCGCGTCATCAATATCCATGTCGGTCTGGTACAGCAAATGCGCCCCGTTGCCACTCAGACCAATCGTTGGCATCAACCAGCCCTGATCTTCTAGCCAGTCACACATCCTGTGCGCTTGGGAAAGAGCATCACCCACCTGCTTCTCTGTCGCTGGTGTGCCCGTCGCCCGTATTGGGTCGAAATCGAAAAAGATTGTATTCAGCCTCTCAATGTCTGCATCCCTCGCAGTTCTCTGAAAGGGCTTGAGAAAATCATTCTTGGCAGGAATCTTCAGAGGGTTGATTGTGTGGTAAACATCCATGCCTTTCTTCTCGGCAAAAATGATTGCCTGCCGGATGTATTCGTATGCGTCAAAAACACCAGACCAGACCACTTTGTCATCTGGCTTTCTTGCCAGTCTGCTGTTGGACTCAAAACAGCGCAGTTCGACAGTTCCGTTCTGCAGCAGTTTTTTGATATGTTGAGATTCTTGCGTCGCTTTCATTTCACCACCGCCATTTCTTTCGGGAAGGGGGCTGTTGTGTATTGATTACTCTTTACGTTTACCTTTACCTTTTCCTTTACATTTACATCTACATTTGTGGCATTTCCCCCGACATTAACCGAATAAATGTCAACATTTACTGGGTTTATGTAAACATTAACGTCAACTAGCAAGAAATCAGCACAAACACGCACCGTTTTCTTGCGCTTTGCAGCGTCAAAATATCGCTTCTGAATTGCCTTCGATGTGAGGATTTCATGGTGTTTGTGCATACATTTATCGAATATTTCGCGCTCAATTGCTGAGTTTATGTAAGCATTAACTTCGTTACTGTCTGCATTTATTTTGCGTTTCAAGAGCAATAACAGGTCATTATTGCACTTGATATAGTAACCCTCGTTGCTGTAAATCATCTGCCAAATCGTGATCAATGTGCCGAGCCCTGGAGCCCCATGTTCGATCACAAACATGTCGATTTTGTCGTCAAAACTGCAATCTAAGGGGAAGTAATCAATCCCCTGCTTTGTTGGTCTGGCCATTGCTTACTCCTCCTTGAGCACATCATTTAATTTATCAATTAGCCATGCAACCTGTTCATATGTGAGGTCGATTTCTGCTTCGGAGACGGTCTTGTCCTGCGAAATCCTGATGGAGTTAGAGCCGTCGGTATATCGTAAGATCATGGTTGCGAAACCAGACCATGCTAGGGGGGTAAATTCTTCTACATTTGACATAAATAAATCCTTATTAGTGACCATTCGGACGGTAGCTGTTCCGCACGAGGTACTGACCAGGGTGGCCTGAAAACGGTACGCCCGAATAGTCACGAATAAAGACTTTGGATGTACCACGTAAATCAGTCAGCTACGACTGTTCATTCAATTATAGTCCATATTTTCCACATTACAAACCCTCCATCCATGATTTTATCTGCTCATCTTCAAGGTAGTGACTGGCGGCATTACATAGCTTAATCACGTCAACGTAGTGTTCTAGGACAATGACATTGCCACCTTGCGTGATCACGAAGCCGGTTATGTCTTTCGCCGCTTTCGTTTTCTCGTTGATTTCTGTGTAGGTGAATGGCATTATTCCTCCTAGAATCTTGCTCGCCCCGAGGAGCCTGCCGCACTCAGGCTTCATTATGCTGCTTTCCTGCGATTGTACTTCTTAATCACAGCGTTAAGACGTTGGATATGTAGCACACCAGGATTCTTTATGTCACCGGCAATCAGCTTGTAAAACCAGCGTGGAGTCACGCCGACTTCCTTGCACAGGTTGGTGACATTTCCGTCATAATTAACGGCAAGTTCGAGGGTGCTTTCTAGTAATGTATTTTTCATGCGTTAAGTATTATTCATTATTATTCGCATGTCAATGTATTTTTTTTCGCGTTTGGTGTTGACAAGTCGGGAATGTTGATTCATACTTAGTTCACAAACAGAGGAGAAGCAAATATGAGTAAAGAGAAAACCATCACAGCATACAAAGCATTTGACAAGAATCTTCAATGCAGAGGATTTCAGTTTGAAGTCGGCAAGACGTACAAGCATGAAGGTGAGGTTGAGATTTGCAAGTCAGGCTTTCACGCATGTGAGAATCCTTTTGATTGTTGGTCATATTATGAGTTGATTGATAGCCGATACGCGGTTGTTGAATTGTCCGGTGATGTGAAAGCCCACGACAACGACACAAAACTCGCTGCTGCTGAGATTCATATCAAGGCCGAAATAGCTCTTCCTGAGTTTATCAAGAGCGCGGTTGATTGGGTGGTTGAGAAAACCAAGAGTAAGGATGATGCAGGTGACTACGCACAGATCGGTTCATCAGGTTACTCCGCACGGATCGGTTCATCAGGTGACTACGCACAGATTGGTTCATCAGGTGACTCCGCACGGATCGGTTCATCAGGTTACTACGCACAGATCGGCTCATCAGGTAACTACGCACGGATCGGTTCATCAGGTTACTCCGCCAAGATTGGCTCATCAGGTGACTCCGCACGGATCGGTTCATCAGGTGACTCCGCACGGATCGGTTCATCAGGTTACTCCGCACGGATCGGTTCATCAGGTGACTCCGCACGGATCGGTTCATCAGGTTACTCCGCACGGATCGGTTCATCAGGTTACTCCGCACGGATCGGTTCATCAGGTGACTCCGCACAGATTGCATCTGAAGGAGCAGAAGCCGTGATTGCGTGTGCTGGGTATAAAAATAAGGTGAAAGCAAAGAACGGCGCATGGATTGCTGTTGCTGAGTTTAATGAGAAAGGTGACTGCATCGGCTTTGCTACTGGCTGTATAGGTCAAGACGGATTAAAGGCAGACACTTGGTATCAGGCGAAAGACGGAAAACTGCAGGAGTTGACGGCATGAGCATAACAGAATCACTACGCAACAGACTGCGCCAGAATTGGAACTCGGATAATCCACAGAGGAGAACGAAATGGAAATCAGGCAAATAAGTTATGCTGCGGTGGCAGTAGATGGTAGAAACACCATTGCTGTTGCAAGGCTTAAAGGTGATGGCTCGTGGATACTTACAGCCCGCAACTTCTGCTGGATTGATGAGGACGCAAGAAAGCCCAACACATTCGGCTTCATTCAGCCTGAGTTCCTGTCTGTCAGGACAAAAGCACAAGCCCTGAAAATCCTGAAATCACTGTAATTACAACAACAGAGGAGAAGCAAATATGATTGAAGTACGCATTAATGAAACCGACAACGATATGCTTGAACTGGTGAGCATATTCAAGGGAAGGCTTATTTTGTGGGGTGTTGTGCACGCTGATTGCCTTGGTGATCTTGAATTGACCAAGGATGACCTTGAAAACAGGGAGTATCACCTGGAAGCCTTGGAGACAGGAAAATGAGCATAACAGAATCACTACGCAACAGACTGCGCGAGAATTGGAACAGCGATAATCCAGAGCGTGACGCAGCAATCATTCAGGCAGCAAGGGACATTTTCATAGAGCAGCCTGCACTGTTGCGTGAATGCTTGTTGGAGGAGATAGCCGACTCAACAGACGAGCAGCTTGCGAAGATACTGGATGACCCTCAACAATGGGGTCACGCAACTTTGTTGATGATTCGTGACCAGATCAGCGATCAGGCAGAGAAAAGGGCTGATGAGGCTTTCGAGGACAGTCTTTATGAAGAGGAGGATGTATCGTGAAACAGGCAACAAGACGCAACCGCATTATCCTGAAGTTCCTACAACGCAAGCGCAGGAAGAATCCGGTTATCGGGTGTTTGGCTGACGTAGTGCCACTTCCTGGTCATGTGGTGCGGACAGATAGAGGTGAAGCATGAAAGATTTACGGCAACAGGTTATTAATCGTGAAAAAGCCAAGAAGGGAATGCGCGGGAAGGTCAATGCGATGTGCTGTGAGTGCATTTATGACCCGATAGGAGGTCAAGGTACATGGAGACAGCAAACAGGGGCGTGTACGTCCGTAGAATGCCCTATTTGGGCTATCCGTCCGCAGCCACAGGAGCAACCATGACCGCTGATATTAACCTGCTGTATTCGATTTGGACACAACTCATCGAGTCGATTCGATCAGGCAGCGAAGAAAACGCACTGGATTGTTTAGATATGATGCGAAAGCACATCATTGATGTAGAGGAGAAAGAACATGAGTAATACATCACTACAATTAGTCAACGCCGTACAAGGCAAGTTTGTGCAAATCGCACAAGAACATGGATTAGTCACATGGCAGAAAGAATCTCAGTTTGCCCTGCAAGCCCTTCAGACGAACGGTACGCTCGCAACGTGCGCACCTGAGACAATCCAAAACGCAATCATTAATATCGCCTCTGTGGGGCTTACGTTGAACCCTGCAGATGGTTATGCCTACCTTGTACCGGAATACTCAAAGGCAAACAGTCGGAACGAGTGTCAGCTTCGCATTTCCTTCAAGGGTTTAATCAAACTCGCAACTGATACCGGTGCAATCAAGTGGGTGAAGGCTGACGTTGTAAAGGCTGCAGACACGTTTGAATATCGCGGCCTGAACGAGATGCCTGAACACAAGATGAACCCGTTTAGTGATCGCGGCGAATCAATCGGTGTCTATTGTGTTGCCAAGACAAACGAAGATGAATATCTCGTTGATATGGCTCCGTGGGCTGAAGTGATGAAAGCAAAGGAAGCTGCAAAAACCAAGATGGTGTGGGACAAATGGCCTGACGAAATGGCTAAAAAGTTCATTATCAAACGCGCATCAAAGCAGTGGCCTAAAACTGAAAAGTCTGCAGCACTCCATAACGCGATTGATGTGATTAACCAGGTTGAAGGTTCCGTGCCATTCTCTGCTTACACAGCAGACCAGAAAGAAGCATTCGACGCAATGGTGGAGGCTGATGACTCAATTGGGCTTGAACTCTATTACAGGGAATTCAAGAATAACGATAATGAACAAACATGGATTGATCTATATAACTCAGGAGAGAAAGGCCAGAAAGTCAAACTGAAAGGTAAGGTTGATGAACTCCTACGTGTTGGCTTTGAACTAGTGCAAAATATCCATGACGCACTGGAGAATGATGACAGCTTTGCAGCCATTGAATCAATCGAAGGTATCACGCCACACGGAAAAAAACTGTTGTGGCAGGTACTCGACACCGAGGAGCAAACAAAACTGCTCGGAATGATTGAGGAGGCAGCATAGTGAAAATATCTGAACTGTTCGCCTTGGTAGAGGCCGCTAGGTGGTATTTCCACAAGCATGGCGAGATACGCGATCCTGAAGTCGTGATTTACGATGAGACAGGCAATGAGATTAACGTCAGGGATATTGTATTCAGCATTAAGGATGGTGTAGCGAGGTTTGAGGAGTAGATATGAATACGCAAAACATCAGAGTCCTTTACGTTGACGGGATTGTCCATGCTGACTCCCCCGATTTTGTGGATGCCTATGTCGAATCTGCGGAGTGGAAAGACACTGGCAAAGAATTAACCGAGGCCGAACTGGACACGCTCAACGAAGATAGCGAGTTTGTGCATGAGGCAGTTATTAATCAAATTTACTAGGAATTACTTATGAGCAAAGTAGGAATACGAATCAACATTGACGTGACGAAGATCGACAAGTCGGCACTGTACGAAGGCAAGAAGGGTAAATATCTTGAGTTGACCACCTTTGTGGACCTGGATGAAAAAGACCAGTACGACAATAATGGCTTTGTCTCTCAGGGACTCGGCAAGGAGCGCGAGCAGGGCGGAGAGAAAGGCGCGATCCTCGGCAATGTCAAGGTGTTCTGGAAGGATCAGAGCCTAACAGCGCCGCCTGCACAAGCAGACGACCTCGACGATTCCGACACAATCCCCTTTTGAGGAGCAGACAATGGACGCTGATACGGCATTACTAAAGATAATTGTAGCAGTCAAAAAGCATAATCGTGAGACTCATATAGATCATTCTGACGAGTTTCTAGGATATGATGGCTGCGAGGTTGATGAAATGTGGCTTGACGATATTCTTCTCGACTATTTGGGGGTCCCTGAAGACACTGTAATGGATTGGGCGCCAGACCCTTTTATTGATGGCTTTTGCAGAGACTATTGGTATGAGCAATTAGACGAGATAACCAAACTGACGCCCCTGAGGGCTTTTGTAAAGAAAACACGGGCAGAAGTAAAAGCTGGAATTGACGAGGACTAGACAATGAAAGAACCAATAGAAGGACTGGAATTCATCGCGAAAAAGCCCGCATGGGACACAGCAGACGAAATCAAGTGGCTGGACAATATCGGCGAAACGATGGATGAAAGCAAGATAAAAAATCTCGACAAGTTCGGGAAGGTAGCTCTCTTGCAGGGCTATATCAAGGGAGCAGAGCAGCGCATGAAGTGGGATGCGATCTTTCACTATGACGTAGTGAGACATGCGAGAAAGCTGCTTGCCAGGGAGATGGCAGGGTGAGATATGGCTCTGTCTGCTCTGGCATTGAGGCAGCAACGGCAGCGTGGCATCCATTAGGGTGGGATGCCGCGTTCTTCTCGGAGATAGAGAATTTCCCCCGTGCCGTACTTGAGCACCACTATCCCGAAGTCCCGTTACATGGAGACTTCACAACTATCGGAGCAGATGACTATGGATCAATTGACATTCTTGTCGGAGGAACCCCTTGTCAGTCCTTCTCAATTGCAGGACTCAGAAAGGGAATGGACGATGACCGTGGCAACCTGGCACTCGAGTTTCTTAAACTTGCTCAACGAAAAAGCCCCACATGGTTGGTTTGGGAGAACGTGCCTGGTGTCCTGTCGTCAAACGGAGGGCGGGACTTTGGAGCCTTTCTCGGGGGCTTGGTCGAACTCGGGTATGGGTTCGCCTACCGAGTGCTTGACGCTCAGTTCTTCGGAGTTCCACAGCGGCGCAGACGCGTGTTTGTTGTCGGACATATTGGAGACTGGCGACCTGCCGCAGCGGTACTTTTTGAGTCCCATAGCCTGCAGGGGAATCCTGCGCCGAGCAGAGAAAAGGGGAAAGAAACTGCCACCGGTGCTGCAGGAGGCGTTGAACTCTGTGGTCCACTGTCAGCAAGAGACTACAAAGACGCAGGCACAGATGGAATGAACGAGCATAGTGCGAAGATGTTTCCTGTGACAGCAAAAACGCTTTGCGGCTCTCATCCAAGAAATGACTTTGAAACTAAGGACTTTGTGACAGTAGCCATCCCCGGCAATGTCATCGGCAGGCAACCAGAGAATGGAGGTAACGGATTGGGTGCAGATGAAAGCGGCGCGATGTACACGCTGACAAAAACAGACCGCGATGTAACGCCAACATTGGATAAGAGCAAAACCCCTGCTGTTGTGCAAGTAGCCGGAACATTAACAAACGGGTTCGGAGAAAGGGGGGTTGACTCCGACCAGATTGCAAACGGCAATTGCGCTGTACATGACATGCAAGTCAGGCGACTAACCCCGATTGAGTGCGAAAGACTACAAGGTTTCCCAGACGACTTCACTAAAATCCCTTACCGCAACAAGGATGCTGACAACTGCCCTGATGGGCCTAGATATAAGGCACTAGGAAACTCGATGGCAGTGCCGGTAATGAGGTGGATAGGTGAGAGAATAGACATGATGCACAATCTGGAGAAATCAGCATGAGCGAATCCTACAGAAAGGCATCCATGCTCGTCGCATACTGTGCGCTGGGTGTGCTGGTGATTACGATAATCGTATTAGTTAGGGAGGTGGTGGGTGGCATATAACTGCGAGAATGAGATAAAGAGGTTAAAGCAGCTGCTGGAAGAACAAAGGCAGCTAATCAAAAACCTGATAACACCTGCCGAAGAGATCACAGGTAAGGAAGGCTCAACAGCAATTCTAGTGTATATCGCACGGCTTGAAACGCAGCTGAAAGAAAGCGAGGCGCGTGTTGCGGGGTTGAAACTGCTGATTAAATATGCTCGCAATGCCTTCATACAGGTTACAGACATTGACGATGACGAGGCACACTTTGCCCGACACATTGCAGACGGGCAGGTTAAGCAACTCACCAAAGAGAAAGACGATGACTGACGAAACACTTTTGCCCTGCCCGTTTTGTGGTGGTGAGGCTATTCCAGATATAGAGATTGGCGACCATGCGGATTGGCACCTTGTGTACTGCACCAACACTGCTCAATGCGGGGCAGAAGTCAATGGTGGGTTTTCAACAAAGGCTAGAGCAATCACAGCATGGAACACAAGAGTAAAGGATGAGCGGGTTACTCCACTCGATGAGGCGCAGATGAAGCGTATTGATGAATTAACCAAGGATGTGGATATAAGTGAATTTTTAGGAGATGAAGATGACCTATGAAATAGCCCTAAACAGAAGCGACACCGCTACTGTTCTACGCCTTCTAGCTAAACAATTGGACGATGACACAGAAACTGCGCCTGACTTCTTTTTCTGTATGGTTGAGGGGGACAGGTATAAGAGCGCCCACAGAGCGTTGGATAATTTTTATGGCATTCTCGGTTTGGTTGAGCAAACTAAATATGAAATGATACAGGAGGATGAATGAGCGGTTTAATTTCCGCTGTTTCCAGTTACCCACGGTACCCATACATGAGATTTAGTAAACTAGCGCATAAAGATTCTAGGGTACTCAGTCAGTCGAGATACAATCCCGCCCGCTTCGTGGTAGGTCAGCATAGTCACTGATTGGTCTGAT